ATGGATCTGAATCAACGCTTCGACGACGAAGAATACAAACGCCACCAGATCCGGGTCTATGCCCGGCGCGTTGATGCTTACTCGTATTGGCTGATTGAAGTCGATGTGCAGCGCCCGGACGGCGGCCACTATCCGATGCTCTCGGATGATGATCACAGCTGGGCGACGTTGGAGCAGGCCTTTTCTTATGGCCGGCAGATGGGGCGTGAGCTGGTCGATCAGAACGAGCATTAGCGGGTCTGCTCACGCTTCGCGCGGCGATTGGCATCAATCTGCAGGGCGGCGATCACTTTTGATAGCTGGTCGGCATTGCACCATTCCAAGCGTGCAACCTTACACACGCGGCGGGCAACGGCGTGGGCATAGGCCCATTCCCGGCCGGCGTCGGTGAGCAGCGCTTCGACCTTGGATAGTTGCGGCGATAGGTCACCCTTGGGCTTGCCTGCCCACTGGCGCGCGACCAGGCCGGCCCTGGCAGGCATCCCGCCTAGGCGCCGCAATTCGTTGGCGATCGCGTCCAGTTGGCGCTGGTCGCACTGGCCGGCGCTGCGCTGCGCAGGACCATGCCCGGCCGACACACGCTCTACGAGGTCGCGGTAGACATCCTCGGCCAGATCGAGTTTCTTGGCACTGGCGTGGATCGCCGCGAGCAAGCGCTTGCGGGCGTCGGCTGGTTGGCGGGGACTACGAGGCATAGCGCACCTCCGGAAACCTGGTGTACTCGACCCCGTCCAGCAAGCGGCCGGCGGTCTTTTTGCCTACGCGGATCAGCTCGCCGAACTCGGTCGTATAGACGTCCATGCGCTTCCCTCCGCGTGTCATGAAATCAATGCCAGAGCCAGGCACCCACTCGCCCCATTGTTTGAACAGGAACGGCACGCCAGCGACCTCGCACTGGTCCCGCAGACCCCGTGCCCAGTCCGGGTGCATCGGCCGCGCCTGCGGGCCGCTCTCGCCGCCGACGATCACCCAGTCCAGAGGCCGCAGCAACTCCAGGCCGGGCGAGAAGTGCCCGCGGCGCAGGTAGCCTTCTGCGATGCAGATCCGGTGGCCAAGTGCCCATGCGATGTCCACCGGGCTCAGCAACGGCTCCATCGACAAGAACCGCACCGCCGCAGGCACGCGCAGCAGCTTCGGGATGTCGCGGTCGGCCGCGGTTTGGTTGCAGATCGTGGCGCCGAGCCAGACGTTCGGCCACGGCGCGTCGCGCCAGCGCGTCAGCCCGTGCGACATCACGTCCAAGGCCTCGTCCAGCAGGCGTTCGGCATTGCCGATGCGCTTGGTCAGCAGGAGCCAATCCAGGTTCGGGGTTGCCGCGATCAGCTCCAGCAGGTCGATGCGCCAGTGTGGATCGACTTCGTTGTCGAATACGTCGGCCAGCGAGGCGCAGAACACGCGGCGGCGGCGGCCGTATTCCGCGAAGAAGTCATCGTGCTGGGCGTTCCAGCGCAGCGGCTGTGCCCAGTTGCCAGATGAGGTACGGCGCCGCGGCTGCCCAGCGCCCCACGCAACGCCCAGGGCGCGCGTCGGCGTGCTGCCTGCGGCGTAGCAGTGGTCACATGCCGGCGACACACGGGTGCAGCCAATCCAGGGGTTGAACGTCGCATCTGTCCATTCGATCGTAGAAATGGCAGCCATCGTTAGCCCTCCACCTCTTCGAGTGCCATGTCTTCCAGCTCGATCTGGGGCGCACCATCGAACTCGATTAGGGTGATGCCATTCCAGGCTGAGCCACCCCAGCCCTCAGCTTCATCGAAGTCTTGCTGCATCCCACGCACACCCGCCCAGGTGTCTTCCAGAATGCCGAACATGAAGCGACGTGCAGCCATCAGGATGACCGCTCGCACCACGTCACCATCGGCTGCATCCAGGCGCTCGTCGGCGTCGGTCCAGAAGCTGTTGATCTCGGTCGCTCGCTCGGGAGTGAGTAGGTCATGGTCAACCTGCAACATCACCTCAAGGTCGTAGCGATCCTCTGTGACTTGATAGCGCTTGGTCATCGCCATCGCTCAGTCCCTCCGGTGTGGGGCAGGCAGCAGCGGACCTGCGCCGCGCCGCTCGACGGGGATGAAATCTGTGGCCAGGTTATTGGCACTGAGCGCGCGCATGGCGTCGATTTCTACCTTGGCGCTGTTAATGATGGTCTGTGCAACAGCGGAGACCGTCTTCGCACGCTCCAGGTCCATCGGGTTGTCGGCATCCTTGAGCGCTTCGATCACCTCGAACAGGTGATCGCGCAGATCCTCGATTTTGTTCTTCATGGGGCGGTCCTCGTCTTAGAAATACGGTTGATGCGACGGTTGAGTACACCGCGGAGCCGCATGACCTTCTTCAAGTGCTCCGGGTAGTTGTGGATGGTGTTACGCCGCATGTTCTCGGCCTGGCTGATCAGTTCCAATCGATCGAGGGTGATGAGTTCTGGATCGATCGTCTTCATGCCGCTGCGGAAACGAACAACGTACCCAGGTGGGATCGGACCGTGAGTCGCCTCCCATACCAATCGATGGACACCAACCCAGCGCCTCGCCGGCACGATGTCCCGATCGTCGGTGACCTTTCGTTCAAGGTCGCCATCGCGCGACACGCGCAGGCTGCCAATCGGCTTGTAATTCGCGTTCTCATGAGCAGGACGACCTGCGAGGAATTGCGTTTGCGCCATCCGTCCGGGTGCCCAGCCAGCAGGTCGTCGCAGTCCCTTATTCGACGGTACCGATCCCGGCTTGATCCTGGAAGCGATCGAATTCGGATGCCCTGTGCCATTCCAAAGGTGAGCCATTGGATTGCGCCAGTGGTCCGGGCACTTCACAACTTTCAGCGCTTTTGCCCGCTGGTAAACCGAGGAAGTGGATCGGTTGATCAAATGACCGATCAAAAACGCCGGCCACATCGGGAAGTTGATGCGTACAGTCTCGTCCTCGTCAGCTGTCCAAGGCCGGCGCGTCGTCAGTGCATGCATATTCAATCCCTCCTATCCCAAGGGCGTTCGTAGCGCCCAGGCGCGTTGCACCAACGCAAGACGCTGTTCAGTGCGGCCAGAATGCTTGTGAGCATGTCTATCCACCCCCTGAAGGCCTGCGTGCTGCTGCCCTGCGAAACTGCTCCAACTCGCGGAGCGCCTCGGCCAGCGCCGTCGACAATGGCCCCACAGAAAGCTGAGCACAGGAGCCACAGAAGGCTGTGGCAGCGCAGTTGGTCGGCGCACCACATTGCACACACGGAATGCGTGGAGTTAACACTGGATCAGCGTCAGCTTTTTCGTCGAAATGCACCCAGCTCGGATGTCCGATATGACGCTTCAAGCGCCACGGAAAAAAAACGTCACCGCGCGCTTCGATATAAGCCAGTGAACGGCTGATGGCTGCAGACCTTTCTGCTGAAGCCTGGTCGACCATCGCGTCAAGCGTGCAATCGAAGAAGCGTAGACCATCGACCCAATGCGTTTGCGCGTAGATCTCGATGTCTGAGCGCACCGAGTGATCGGCGATCGTCACCGCCAGTGTCAGCGCCCGGACGCTCAAGCCACCGCGTAGCCCGTCGAAGCGGAAGGTGCAGGTTTCCTCGATCTTGGGCATGGTCAGACTCCGGCCACATCGAGCGAAATTGGCTGGTATTGCCCTCGCTCGTCGCGTTCGTAAAAGCGGACGTAGGTCTTGCTGCCGACCACAGTCACCGCGTCGCTGATAGCCTCCATCGCTTCAAGCCAACGAGGATCGTCGAAGTCGAGATTGCGCAATTCCAGGACGGCGTCGGTGCGGATGTTGCCGCTTTTGTCCAAGCGAAACGCATTGTTGATGATGGCGCGCGGTTCCTTGCGCACGCCCTCTGTCCAGTCGTTGACGCATGCATCGATCAGCGCCTTTGCAGCTTGCAGGCGTTCGTCGAACGTGATGCTGTCCTGGATGGCACGAATGATCTTGTAGCGGCCGTCGAACGAAAACAGCGTCACATTGCCCTTGTCGCCACCGATGCGAGCGCCGTACTTTTCTGCGCTCAGTTGGACGAAGGCAGCGATATCGCCGAACGCACAACGCTTGAACTTGCGCAGCACCTCACGCAGTTGCATTGCCTTGTCGACCAGCTCGGTCACCAACTCGTCGCGGGCGAGGTCGATTGGCTTAATGTGCGACTCCGGGACCATGTGTCCCAGTCGGTTTTGCCGGTAGCCAGCGGGAATTTCAGTTTTCATTAGATCTTTCCTTGTTTTAAGCCAGGCCGATTGCCGTCTGCCTGGTCCGGTTGATTCGCGAGGACGTTGAGCATGGGTGGGATGCCTTCGACTTCTACCGGGCTGATTGCTATGAGCCAGTCCGATCGCCAGTCCCTTGCCGACTCGAGTGAAATGCCGAAAAGGCCGGAGATCAGCTGTGGCGTGATCTCGCGCGGATGACGACCCCGTGCCCACAATGCAAATCGCATCGCACGGAGTCGGTCATTGCGTGGGCGACCCATACGGCTCACGGCTACTCGACTCCCCAGAACATTTCGTCGAACTGGCGGTGCAACGCATCAACAATGCGAACGCCCACATGCGGCGGCAGCTCACCCTCAAGCTCCTCTAGGGTCTGGCAAACGACACCGAGCGAAGGTGTCAGGGTGGTGCGATCGAAGGCAGGACCGATGTAGGCGCTGGTAGAAGCTACCGGCCGACTGACGCTTGGCCGCGTCAACACCGGAGCGGGCTTGTGCTTGATCGGCCCAGCCAGATCGCCCTGCCAGCCAGGCATGAGCCGATAGACCTTGGGCGTGCGGGTACCAACACGCTGGAGCATGCCGGCGGTGTAGGCCCGGTTGATCATGGTCGCCACATAGGGCCGGTAGCGGTAGCCAAGTTCCATCACACGGTCGATCAGCTGGTCAGCAGCGAGCTCGCTACCGTCAGCGAGTACCTGGGCAATGGCCGCTTGTGCATTCAAGTTGAGCGCTTGGATGTCGCTCATGCGTGCGATTCCTGCTGCTCTTTCACCGTATGGCACGCCACAACGACTGTCGTTTTTCGATTGAGCTGGGCAAGCTGCTGCACCACGACGCGCGGTTCTCCATCCTTTTCGGTTCTGCGAGTTGCACCATCGATGGCGGCGTCCAGGTTGTCGTAATCGTTACCGCATGCGGCAACGAGCTGCTCGCGCGAGAGCACGAAATAGATAGGGGATTCACGCATGACCTACCTCCAACAGCTGCGGTGTGCGCTGCGTCCACTCCAATTGCATGCCCTGATAGTCAGCGGCCATAACCCGCTCAATCCCACCGCGTCCATCGGGCTGGCGACGCTTCATTACAGCCGGCACATCCAATGGTGGCCGGTCGATCAACAGCACGGCACGACGGCCGTTGCTGTAATGGGCGAGCACAGTGATGCCAACGTTTTCCAACTCGCGCGCGGTGGTCGCAGCGGCGAGCAGTACATCGGACTTGCGGTCATTGCTCATGGTCGGTTTCCTTGTCTGTGATGGGCGGCTTGAGCCCGAGTTGTCCGTACAGGTCAGGCAGCGCCACACGCTTCATCGCGCTGATCTGCTGCAGAGAAGTCATTGCGCGCCCGAGCAGGAAGCTGCAGGCGCGATCCAGCTCGTTGGCGTCGGCGGCCAGGTGATAGCCGAATGCCGGGTGTGCGCAGATCGGGTGACCATCACGGCGCAGCTTCTCGATGATCTGGCGCAGGCGACGCTCGTCTGCGGCACTGACCCGCAACGTGATCACGAAGACCAAGTCGCGGGCGGTGATGCCGTTCGCGGCGCCGCGCCGGCCCTGCAGCGCCGAGAGCACCGAATCCGGGGAAAGCTCTCGCGGCAGCAGGGCCAGTTGCATCAGTCGTCGTCGCCCTGGTTGTCGTCGCGCAGCTCATCCACCAGAGCGCGCAGCTGCACCTTGGTGAGCGTGCCGAGCAACTGGGCCATGTCCTGGCCGTCGCGCCAAGAGATATCAGCGCGCTTGAAGATGTCCCGGTGCATCACGGTCACTTGGCGGTTCGGCAGTTCGGCTTCGCGCAGCAACCGTTGCGTGAAGTCGCGCAGATACTGCAGGCCGTCGGCGGTGCTATCGGTAGCGGCAACCATGCTCAGACTCCCCGGACTACATCAGCAGTGACGGTTGGCACGCCGAGATCTGCAGCCCGATTCATCGCGGCGGTCAGTGCGTTGTGTACGGCGAGCGGGTACAACAGCGAGCCTTCACCCCGCGACGGCGTGAGCTTTGTGCGCAATGCGTCGACTGCAGCGCTGTCCATGACCTTGTCCAGCGACACCTTTGCCCGCTTGAAGCGATGAGTCAGGTAAGCCTCGAGCTCGGTGCCAAGCGTGGGCAGCGTGATGATTTCAATGCGCTGTACCACTTCGCGCACTTCCGGGTTGTGCTCGGAGAGCTTGACGCCGAGTTCCGGCTGGCCGATCAGGATCACCGACAGCAGCGGCCGGAGGCCGTCCTTCAGTTCGCGAAAGCGCTTGAGGTGCTTCAATGTCGGCAGCGGCAGGCTGTGCGCTTCCTCGATCACCAGCACGTGGCTATGGCCGGCGCGGGCGCTGTCGCGCAGCGCCTCGTGCAGCTGCCGAAAGCGCGCTTCCGGGCTGCTCTTGGGTTTCGCCAGCGGCGCCACAGCTGCCATGATCGACTCGGCGATATGGTGGCTGCGCAGGGTCTTGCCGACGGCGTCGCTGCCCTCGCTGGCGAGCACGTATGGCTCGATCACGATCACGGCCTGCTCCTCGCGTCGGATGCGATCGATCAGCTCCTCGCGCAGCGTGGACTTGCCCGCACCGCTTTCGCCGATCACCGCGGCGAAGCCGCCGTGGCGTGCGACCTGGTACATGCTTTCGCGCACGTAGCGGATGTCGGGCGAAAGGAACACTTCTTCCGCGCTGGTCGGCTCCGCGAACGGATTGCTGGCTAGCCCGAAGTGGCGCCGCGCCTGCGGCGTGAGGGACTGAAAGCGGAGTAGCATTTGGATCTCCTCGTCTGAGATTTCGTTGGTAGCGGGGTCTTGCGGTGGGGGGATTTCCGGGGCCGTCGTGTTAGCGCACGGCGGCTCCGGTTCGAGCCAGGTCGCGGCGGCGGGGACGCTCTTGTTGCTCAGGTAGTCGTAGATCGACTGCTCGATCGCCTCGCGGTCAACGCCGGTGGGAAGCGCGCCGTGGTTGATCAGCCCGTTGAGCGCTGGCCGGCTGAGGCCAACGGCACGCGCGAGCTTTCCCTGCGTGATGCCGGCGGTGGAAATCATGGATTTCAGGCGCAGGGTCATGGGCGCGGCCCTATTGCGATGGCTGCGGCGGTCATCGTGATCACGCGGCACCTCCTTCGATGACGCGCAGGCCGCCGCGCTCAGGCGTCGCCAACACCATTGCCCACTCCTCGACCTGGTCGACTGGTACGCCGGCCGGCCAGCGCTGCGCTGTGCGGGCATACATCTCCGGCACCCAGGCCGTACCAATGCGCGCGACCAGTGGCTTGAGCCGCATCGCGGCCTCTACGTGGTTCAGCAGCGCGAGTTCTGCGCGCACCGGCGCCGGCTCGATGCGCTGCGCAGCCACCACGTCCGGCGCAGCGACGTTGGACGCGGTGCCAGCGCGTGGCAAGCTGGGGGCGATAACCGCGTCGCGCAGATGCTTCATTGCATCGATCTGTCCACCGAACCCAAGGCGTTTGGCCTTGCGTGCGGCAGCCGCCTCGGCATCGGTCTGCACCTGCATCGTCAGGCGCTCCAACTCCTTGCGCGCGGCATCTGCGGGCGTCTCGGGCGCGGCCTTGAACTCCGTGCCAACCTGCGCAGCTGTTGCGAGGAAGCCCCAATCGTCGCGGCCTACGCGCGGCGCAACGTGGTGCACCGGAGCGCTGTCCTTTTCGCCCGGCATCAGCACGCGCACGCTGCCTTCCGGCTCGAGCGCGTTGATCACCACGTTGACCCGCTGGCCGTTGATCAGCCCCGGCACACCGCGCACGTCGTAGACCTGGCCGCGGAAGCGGATCATGCAGTCGCGCACCGTGCAGGGCTTCGGCGTGCTGGTGGCCAACTGCCGCAATACCTCCACCGCCGGTGCGAGGCGCAGCTGCTCCGGAGTGATACGGAGCCAGCCATCGCGCCGCGTCATGCCTGTGCGGGTGTGCATGCGCGTGGCGTTGTACGCACGCGCCCACTGCTGCCCCAGCGTATTGATCTCCTCCAGGCTGGTGACCGGCGCGCGCAGCTTGAGCGCAGCTTCGAAGTGGGTTTCGATCAGGTAGTTGGCGTTCTCGACTTGGCCCTTCGCGCGGGCGTTGCCCACTTCATTGATGATCAGCTCGACGCCGCACGCTGCGAGGAACGTGCGCGTTGTCGCCGCCGTCATTGCGCTGCCTGGGTCCATCATCAGGCGCGCCGGGATACCGTGCATCGTGCCCGCTGTGCGTTGTGTCATCGCGTGGATCAAGGCCGACAGCAGATTCGCGCTGCTCTCTGCACCAAGCACGTAGAACAGCTCGATGGCGCCGCTGGCGTGGTCCGTAATCGCATAGCGCCATAACCGCCGATCGGCGATCTTCGCGAAGTTGCCGGGCTTGCCACGATAGAACTCGCGCTTGTCCATCACCTGCGTGCCGTCGTCGGCCAGGTAGAACTGCCGGCTTACCGAGGCGTCGATCTGCCAGAGGTAGTTTGGGTGCGGCGAAGACAAGCGCGTAGCAGGCGTCGGCGCAGCCAATTGGCCGCGGTGAAAGCCGTAGTAGCGGATAGCGCGGCAGATCGAAGAGACGCTGAGCTGGCACCACTCGCCGGTGCTTTTGTCCACACGCGCGGCGTCGATGCGACCGTTGGCGCGCAGTATCTCTACCGCGTCCTCCACCGGCAGCGTGCCAGTACCGGTGAGCCGACGCGTTTCTTCGACCAGGGCGGCGATCGCTGCCGCCTCGTCACGACTGAGCGAAAGTTCGCCAGCATCGGCCCGCCGCTTCCGCGGCTTGAGCGCGCCCATCACGCTACTCAAATGACGGTACGCGGTCTGCACCGAGCAACCCATCTGCTCGGCCAGCTGAGCCGCAATACGGCCCTTGCTGCCGTGCGGCGCGGCCAGGAGCTGGCTTGCTGCCGCATTGATGAGGGTGTCGGCCGACATGTTCAGGCCTCCGTGCCGTCGTTGACGACCGGGATCGACAACGGCAGTTCCTCGTCGTCACGGACCAGGCGCGTGGCGTTGAGCAAGCGGCCGATCATGTCGCTCAGGAATACGGCGGCGTCGTTGTCCTGGCTGTTGTCGGACGCGTGAGACGCCAGAGCACGTACCGCGCCACGCAGGCCGGATTTCTCGCCACCCAGTGCAGCCAGTACGTTCTGTTCGGCTTCGTTGACCGCCTGCTTGAGGATGGTCAGCTGCTCGTCCGGCGTGGCGGTTTTCCAGCGACGCTGTGCCTTGACGGTCTTTTCATGTTCCTTGTTGAGATCGTCGCTCAACTTGTTGATGCGCTGGTCTTTCGCATCCAGGTCGGCGCGAGCCTCGCGAACAGCGGCACGCAGTTCGCGCACCGTCATCTGCTCGACCTCTTCCAGGGACAGGTCGCCGGTTTCTCCATGCTCGGCCAGCTCCGCAAATTGGTCTTCGGGCAGCGAGAGCAATTCGATGACTTTGCTCTCGCTTTTGGCAGCAGCGAGCAAATGCGTCGACGTCGACGCATTTGGCAAGGCGGCGATGCGGCGTGCAGCCTCCATCATGCGCTGGGCCTGGCGTGGCTCCATCCCCAGCCGTTCCAGCATGCCTTGCCATTCGCCATGCAAGGCGCACTCACGCGCCACTACCAGATAGCGCCCGGCGCGTAGAAATGCTTCGCAGCCCCTGCGCAATTCGCCGCGGATCGCCGCTTCGTAGTGATCCGGGTGCCAGGGCAGCCCGTCGCCGAACTGCTCAACCAGTTTGGTCTGCCGCTCGCGCACCACTTCCAGCTGCTGCGATTCCTCGGCCGGTGTTTTGCCCAAGAACTCTGGTCCGACCTGCTCGGCGGGAGCCAGGGCGATGCGTCCTGCGGTCTTCTTTGCTGCTGCCATTTCGATGCCTCGTCTCAGTTGGGGTTGCGGGAATAGCGCTGCTCGGTCTCGTCCAGGCGCTGGCGCACACGCGCCAACTCCTGCTCATGGGCGCGAGCGAGCTGGACCAGCCGTGGGGAGAGCCGCCAGTACTCGTCGCGTCCAGGAATTCGCTCTGCGATGCCTTCGTCGGCGAGCAGTTCCAAGTCGCGTAACGCGGTGGAGGGAGTGGCCTGGATTGCGTCGGCGACCTGCTTGAGGCGCAGGCCTTCGAGCGTGTGGCCCTGCAGCACAAACAGCAGGCGCAGGACACGGCGGGCGGGCTGGTTGCTGGTGCTCATGCGGCGTCCGCCTCGCGCGGGAGGTCGACGCTCACTTCCACGCCCTGGCTACGCAGCCAATCAATCGCTTTATGGAGCGACTTGGTGGCCAGCGTGTAGTGCGCGCCGACCACCAGAGCGTCGTTCGTTACGAAGACCCGGTGCTTGAGATCCCAGCTGTCTCGCGCCCATGCCGAGCTGCACGCCAGTGCCTGCACGCGTTCCTTGCGGCAAATGACCAACGACGCAGAGACGCTGCTCTCGTCAACGCACAGATGGAGCTGGGTACCCGCATGGCCGACGCCAGCGGGAATGTTGACTGAGTTCATCATGCGACCGCCGCCCTGCATTGCCGGCGCGCCATTTCAGCGTTTGGGCGATCCAGTCGACGCTCGGCGGCGTGGACGGAGTCAACGAGAGCCATCGTGGCTTCGAGCCGGTCGTTGCTGGAAACGACCCGTTCCCATTCCGAAGTGGCGGTCCGTAGCTGGTCGAGAGTTGAGGCGTGTAGCGCCATCAGGTCGAGGTCGGTGAACTTGTCTGTGTCGGCAATCGGCGCGTTCATGCGGCAGCCCTCATTCCCGAGGCCTTGATGATTCGGGCACGGAGAGCCTGGCTTTTGGGGCCGTTGCGGCTGCCGATGAGGCACTCGCGCGCGTTGCTAAAACGGATGTCGTTGTCCCGGCACCAGCCCTTCAGGGTGGTGCCCTGCGCGATGAACGCGGCGCGAACCTTACGGTTCAGGTCGAGCCCCGGAGCGGGTTGTTGCATGGCTGCTATCCTTTGTTGTCTGAGTCACCAGGCCGCCACATGGCGTGCCGGCCTCGGGAACCAATCTAATCAATATTTATTGACTGAGTCAATAGGCAGCCGTGCGCGAATTCGACAGACAACTGCTGCGCCTGAAAGAGGCGCTAGGAATCCTTGACGATCAGGACGTCGCCACGACGCTTGGCATGACCAAGGCAGCGTTCAGCGCACGCAAGACACGTGGTGTCTTCCCAGAAGACAAGCTGGCGTCATTGGCGGTCCGCCGTCCTGAGCTGAAACTGGATGTTGGGTATGTGATGACCGGGAAGCGGCAGGAACTTGAACGCCGCTTGGCAGCTATACGAACTGCTACCGATATCGCCGCGCGCACCACCGATGACCAGACCGCGCTAAATGATGTACAGGGATTGGTTTTCAACGCGCTAGTCGCGCAGCTATCCAACGAGGAACAGCTGTTGGTCGCTAATTTCCGACAGGCAAATCCACAAGGCAGGACTGCGATTCTGGCAACCGCTGCGGCAGTCGCCGCATCATCAACACAGGGCTCGGCGAAATGAAGAGGATGTTCTGGCTGGTTGCAATGTTGTGCGTGCTGTGTGGTGCAAAGGCTACGCTCGGTACCGATTTTAACGCTGCAAATCTGACACGTCTGGAAATAGGCAGGACCAACCTGCAGGAAGCGATCGCATTGCTTGGTGCCCCTCCTGCATCTTCTGTCGTAGGTCGTACAGGCGCCATCGGCTACACATGGCAATACACTGCGGCCAAAGCCAGCATGTGGACCGGCAAATCGAGTGTCGATGCCAAGCGAATCGTTCTTGTGTTTGATACCGATGGTAAGTTCCAGCGCATCCTGGATCTGCAGGGCATCCCTTTGGATCCAGATAGCCACAAACGCCTCGTGGTAGAACCTGCGGCTCGTGCAGCGGCCTCTAATCGCTGATCAAAATGTTTCTGGCTGAGCGATCGCACGCACAGCCCACATGAAACCTGTCTGCAATTCGGTCTTGGCGATCGCTAGGGCGCGCTTGTCGATCCCCTGCACGCCGAGCAGAGCGTCCAGGTGCGCACCCACGTCCTCGGCGAGTCGCTTGGTTCGGTTGATTCCAGCGATCTCGTCTTCACTCAGTTCCCGATAGCCCGCGATTTTTCGGTGTTGGTTATCCATGTGGACCTCCTCGATTGGGGGTTCACTCTTCCGCGCGCGCGCGAGCCTGCCCACTGAACTGGTTTCAAGGAATCCAGGCCGTATCGCACCAAGAATGCCTCATCGATTTTGGTGCGCTCGTGGGGGTGCACCAGGTCGGCGTGCATTCCCCTCGTCTGCCCGCCGGCCATCTTTCTTACGGAGATGGGCATGGCAACTTCCCGCGGCATCCGCAATAACAATCCCGGCAACATCGACCGCAGCCCGGCCAACAAGTGGCAGGGCCTGATGCCGCGTGAACAGATGACGGAGGAGCAGCGAGCCGAGAAACGCTTCGAAGTGTTTGCTACGCCGGCATGGGGCATCCGTGCCCTGTGCGTACTGCTGATCAACTACCAGGACAAGCACGGCTTGCATAACGTGCGCGGCTTCATGGGCCGCTGGGCGCCGCCGGTCGAAAATGACACCGAGGCCTATGTGCAGAAGGTTGCCAAGGCGATGGGCGTGGAGCCGGACGAATTCGTCAACCTCCACGAATACCGCCGCCTGCGTCCGCTCGCCGAGGCCATCATCCGACACGAAAACGGCGAGCAGCCCTACAGCCCTGACGTGATCGAGGAAGGCCTGCGCCTGGCGGGCATCGTCAAGCCTGACGGTGCTGCACTGGTGGCGGTACCCAAGGCCACCACGGCCGCTGCGGTCACCGCCGCAACGGTGGGTGGCGCAGGCGCGATCGCCGAGATCGTGCAGCAGGTCACGCCGGCCATGCAACAGCTCATGCCGGTGGTACAGCAGGCCAGCACTGTGGCGCAATCCACTGCTGGCATGCCGGCATGGCTGCGCCTGATCATCACGCTCGGGCTGCTGGTCGCAGCCTGCGCAAGCATCTATACCTGGTGGCGCCTGCGCCGCGCGCGTAAGGCGGTGCGGGCGTGACAGCGATCATGGTGCGCCTTCTGGTGATAGCGGCACTCGCGGCATTCGTTGGCGGCCTTGTGCTGGGCCATCGCTGGGGCAAGAGCGATGGCAGTACCGAGCGCACCCAATTGAGCACCGACCTTGCAACCCGAACCGCAGAACGTGACACCGCGCAACTGCTGGCGGGCAACGCTGCGGGCACCACCAAATCTCTCCGTGACTCGCTGACCAGCGAGCGGCAACGCCGGCTCGACCAGCAGAAGGCTGCAGCCGATGAACTTTCCATGCGTAGCCAGCGCATCACCACGCTCGAACGCCAAGCCACCGCGCTACGGCAGAAACTCAACAACCAGGTAATCGCTGATGAAAACTGCACTGCGCTTCGTACACAGCCTGTGTGTGCTGCCGTTGCTGACGGGCTGTGGGGCAAGTAAGCCACCACTGGTTCGCACTGAGCTGATCGAATGGCCGGTCCTGGTCTATGCCCAGCTGCCCGCTGCCTATACCGATCCGATAACAGCACCATTGCCGCCGCCTGCAGACTGCACGTTGCCCGATGGCCGCAAGGTGCCGTGCGTACTGGACTCGCTTCTGCGCGATGAGCAATGGCAAACGTTGCTGCGACTCATCAACGAAGACCGTGCGTCGGCAGGACGATTGAGTGGTCAGGTCGCACCATCCATTGGCGGTCTCAAGCACAGAGACGGTACCCCATGAAGATCGTACTCGAGCTATGGCAGGTGATCTCGCTCCTGATCGCAAGCGGTGGTGTATTGGCAGGCTTGGTCAAGTGGGGCACCGGCCAGATCAAATCCAGCATCGACGTACGGATGGCTGGCTTCGAACGGGCTGCCGATGGCTGGCGCGATCAGGAGCGCGATCTATTGCTGCTACGTGCGGAGTTGGCTGAGAAGTACTTGCGTCGTGACGACTACGTCCGCGGCCAAACTGTGATCGAAGCCAAGCTGGACGCGATCAACTCGGAAATTAAAAGCATCCAGATACAGGGAGCACGGCGTGAGCATTAAGTTGGACATGGAAAAAGTTCGGCGTGAGCAACTGCGGTGGGTGTTGCTGCTGGCGCTACAGAACGCATCGCCTTACGGGGCATTCGAGGAGATCCTTCTCAGCACCGTGCAGGCGCTGTACCCGGATGCAACGCAGCTGGAAGTGCGACGTGCGCTGGAGTACCTGAAGGACCGCCGATTGATCGAAGTCGAGAAGAAGCCTGACGGCCGGTGGCATGCCGACCTATGCCGGCTCGGCACCGACATCGTCGAGTACACCGTCGACTGCGAGCCTGGCATCGCCCGCCCAGAAAAGTACTGGTGACGTCATGCCCCCACCGAGCAAAATCGACCAGCTGCCCGATGAGCTGCGCGCCGAACTGGAAGATCGCCTGATTGCCAACGGTTTTGGGGGCTACGTGGCTCTGTCCGATTGGCTTGCAGAGAAGGGCTTTGAGATCGGCAAATCGGCGATCGGTGAGCGCGGGCAGCAGCTCAAGCGCCGGTTAGCCGCGATCAAGGCCAGCACCGAAGCCGCAAAGCTGATCACGGCGGCCGCACCGGATGATGCTGACGATCGCAGCAACGCCATCATGAGCCTTGTGCAGACCGAAATCTTCGACGCCATCCTGTCACTGCAGGAAGTCACCGAAGGTGCCGAAGAACTGAGCCCGGCTGCGCGCATCGACCTGCTTGGCAAGGCGGCCAAGAACATCGCCGCGCTCAGCCGCGCCAGCGTCAACCGCAACAAGTGGGGGGTGGAGATGCGGGACAAGGCACTGCTGGAAGCCGCACAACGAGTCGAATCCGCTGCGCAAGCGCGCGGGCTGACCGCCGAGGACGCGAAGTTCTGGCGCCAGCAAGTCCTGATGGGAATGTGATGAGCATCCCTGCACCGCTTCACGATACCGAGCGCCTGGTCGATTGGGACGAGCTGCCCGAGAGCGTTCGCCAGATCCCGGCCAATTTCGACCCGCTCGCTGCTGGTGTGTTGATGGCCCAGCAATCGGACTGGATCCGGATGCAGCAGCAGCTGGACATCGCGGTCTGTGAGAAGGGGCGCCGTACGGGCATCACATTCGCACAGGCGCTCAGCGACACCGTCACCGCGGCCACGGCCAAGGATGCTGGTGGCGACAACATCTGGTACATGGCAGATACCCGCGAGAAGGGGCTGGAATACATCGGCTACGTTGCCAAGTTCGCGCCGATCATCGCGCGTGGCCAGGTGACCAGAATCGAGCAGCACATCTTCCTTGACCAGTCGCCTGACGGGACCAGCCGTCAGATCCAAGCATTCCGAGTGCGCTTCGCCAGCGGATTTCGTATCACTGCATTGTCGTCTCGCCCCGAGAACATCCACGGTCTGCAGGGCCTTGTGAATCTAGATGAGGCCGCACTGCACAAGAACGTAGCGAAGGTGCTGGAATCTGCCACGGCGTTGCTGATCTGGGGCGGCCGTATCCGTGTGTGGTCTACGCATCGCGGCAAGAAGAATGCCTTCAACCAGCTGGTCCAGGACGTGCGCGCTGGTCGCTACGGCAAGCGTGCCGGCGTTATCCGCATCTCGTTCGACGATGCCGTCGCCAATGGGCTGTACGAGCGTGTCTGCATGATGAGGGGCGTCGAGGCGACGAGTGAGGGCAAGAAGGATTGGTATACCGGCATCCGCGCTGCCTACGGCCCACGCAAGGCAGCGATGCGCGAGGAGCTGGATGTGGTTCCGCGCGATGGCGACGGCTCGGCGATCCCCTCGGTCTGGATCGAGCGGGCCATGCCAGAGGTACGCCCTGTCCTGCGCATCGTCTTCGATGACGATTTCCCGCGCCGCTCCGAGAAAGATCGCGAGATCTGGTGTGCCACCTGGATCGCGTTGCAGTTGATGCCAGTCCTCAAAGACGCCATGTCAGGTTTCACTGGCCGCTGGGCGGTGGGCATGGACTTTGCTCGCCATCGGCACTTCTCGGTCATCAAGCCGGCGCGCATCACCCAGGAGCTGCGCCGCGATGTGCCTTTCATCATCGAGCTGGCCAACGCGCCTACTCGCCAGCAAGAGCAGATCCTGTGGGCGCTGCTCGACACGCTGCGCGGCTGGACGTTCGCCGGTGATGCCACTGGTCCCGGCCAGACGCTAATGGAATACACCGGCGACCGGTACGGCCGTGCCGAGCTCGATGACGAGACCGGCCGCTACACCGCTGGTCCGGTGCATGAGGTCACGCTCTCGCGCGCTTGGTACGGCGAATGGATGAGCAAATACATCACGCTGTTCGAGGACGGCTACATCACGTTGCCGCGGGACGCATCTCTTGAGGACGACCATCGCGCCGTGGAATATGTGGATGGCATCCCGATGGTGCCCAAGCTGGAGCGCGCCGACCTCAAGGATGCTGATCTGGTGCGACACGGCGACGGCGCAATCGCGGGTGCACTGATGCAGTTCGCCGCGCTCAACCACGTGGCGCACACGCCGATCGAATATCAATCCACCGGCCGTCGGGCCTTTGTCGGCGATGGCATAGCCGACGGGATCGTCGGTGCGTTCACCGACACAGGCTTCGGCAGCGTGCCGGGCGGTAATGACTTTGGAGGATTCGCATGACCACCCCACGCCCCGAAACCAATCGCGAGATCGCGACCACCGCCGATGGCATCGACATCACCCGCGGCTACACCGGCCCGCTGCTCACACCCTACGACAGTGTGCTGCGCAACCGCGGCGGCAACGACCTGGTCATCTACGAGCAGGTGCTATCCGATCCGGAAGTCAAGGCTACGCTGGGCCAGCGTCAGCTGGCGGTGACGCAGTGCGAATGGCAAGTGGAGCCCGGCGGCGATAAGCGCATCGATCGCCAGGCTGCCGACTACCTGCGCGAGCAGCTGCACGGCATTGGTTGGGACGACACCACGACCAAGATGCTGTTCGGTGTCGCGTATGGCTATGCCGTGGCCGAGATCATCTACAAGGTCGACGGCGCACGCATCGGCCTGGAGGCCATCAAGGTGCGCAACCGTCGCCGCTTCCGATACGGCAAGGAAGGCGATCTGCGCTTGCTCACGATGAGCAACATGTTCGAGGGCATCCCTGCGCCTGCTCCGTACTTCTGGAGCTTCTGCTCCGGTGCAGATAACGACGATGAGCCCTATGGCCTGGGTCTTGCGCATTGGCTCTACTGGCCGGTGCTGTTCAAGCGCAACGGGCTCAAGTTCTGGCTGATCTTCCTTGAGAAGTTCGGCATGCCCACAGCGGTGGGCAGGTACGACACCGAAGCGACCGCGCCGGAGAAGACTGCGTTGCTGCAGGCGACGCGCGCAGTGCAAACGGACAGCGGCATCATCATGCCGAAGAGCATGGAACTCGATCTGCTCGAGGCCGGCCGCAGCGGCACCGCCGATTACAAGGCATTGCAGGATCAGATGGACGCCACGATCCAGAAGGTCGTGCTCGGCCAGACAGCCAGCACCCAGGGCACGGCAGGCAAGCTAGGCAGCGACGAGCTGCAGGCGGATGTGCGCAGCGACATCATCAAGGCCGATGCGGACTTGGTGTGCGAGTCGTTCAACCAGGGGCCGGCTCGGTGGCTCACAGAGTGGAACTTTCCCGGCGCGGCCGTCCCGCGCGTGTACCGCGTCACGGAGGAGCCGGAAGATCTGGACTCGCGGGTGGAGCGCGACACCAAGCTCAAGGCTCTGGGATACAAGCCAAAGCAGGTCTACATCGAAGAGACCTATGGCCCGAACTACGAGCCTGCAGAGCCGGTGCTGGATCCACCAGCGCCACCGACAGCGATCGACGGTGCGCAATTCGCTGATGCCAATCACCAGGTGATGCAGCTGCTGCGCAAGCACTACCCGGCTGCCTTCGCCACTGCCGCGCCAGCGCCGGATCCGAGCGTGCCGATGGCACGGCAACTGGACCGTCAGCTGGCCACGCCTGCTGGCGCCTGGGTTGACCAGGTGCGCAGCCTGGCGCAGCAAGTCGAGTCGCTGGACGAGCTGCGCGATCGCTTGTTCGAGCTGATGCCCGATATGAGCCTGGACGACTATGCCGCAGTGATGGCCGACGGCCTGACAGCGGCTACGTTGACCGGTCGCTACGACGTGCAGCAGTCCACGGCTGAGAGCTGACCGATGGCTTCTGTCGCCACCGCGCAGTTGCCGTTTGCGGAGCAGATCGAGTTCTTTCGGCGCAAGAAAGACGTACTCACCGAGAGCTATCTCGACGTGTGGGAAAGCGAACACGACACCTCCTTTATGGTCGCCGGCGCCAACCGTGCCGACCTGCTAGCGGACTTCCGAGTTGCGATCGACAAGGCGATCAGCGAGGGCACCGGGTTAGCGCAATTCCGCGCCGACTTCGACCGCATCGTGGCCACCTACGGCTGGGACTACAACGGCGGCCGCAATTGGCGCTCGCGCGTCATCTACGAAACCAACCTGCGGCAAAGCTACAACGCGGGCCGCTGGGCCCAGCTGATGCAATTGAGCAAGGTGCGGCCGTATTGGCAGTATCAGCACAGCGACGCAGTGGAGCATCCGCGGCCGCTGCATTTGGCGTGGAATGGCTTGGTGCTGCGATTCGACCATCCGTGGTGGCGCACGCACTTTCCCGCAAACGGCTGGGGCTGCCAGTGCTATGTGCAGGCGCTCAACGAGCGCGATCTCAAACGCCTGGGCAAGAGTGGCCCTGACCAAGCGCCGGCGGTGGACATGCAGGCAGTCCTTGTCGGCCAGCGCAGCCCAGGAGGCTCGCGCGAGGTGCTCACGCCGGCGGGCGTGGATCCCGGCTTCGGCTATCCACCTGGCGCGAGCGCCGACACGTGGCCATCGCGCCGCGGCGGCCCGGTCACGCCACCCTCGCTTACAGGACAAGTGACTGAAGCACTGCAGTTCGTGCTGGACAAATCCACGCGTCTGCCCGCGCCTGCAGCAGCTGAGACGGCTGCCGCAGCACTTGCCCGACCACGTGCGCGCGATGCATTGCAGGCCGGTTACGGCCGCTGGCTGGACGACATCGCGGCCGAGCAAAGTCATCCCACGCGCTACCTGGTCGGCGCGCTGCAGCCGGGCCTGCTTCCGGCATTGACGCAAGCCGGTGCGCGTGTCGGTACCGCCGCGGTGCAGGCGTTGGCCGACCAGCTACCAGCGTCACTGCCAGCAGCGATGTCCACCTCTGCCGCACAGATCCCTGCAGCGATGCTCGAGCCGCTGGCTGTCTTGCTCGACATCGCCAGCGGGCGCCTGCGCTACGTGCTGCCAGGCACACGCGCAGAGCGTGTCGTAGTCGAGGTGACGCTGGCCGCCGATGGGCCGCACAGCCTGGATGCTGCGGCAGTGGTGCCAACTGCGGAACTGCAGCGCGGGATCGACGCGGGAACACTGCAACTTCTGACAGGAGCTATCTGATGGCGCGGGTCGAGTTCACCGCCAACACCGCGCGCCCTGCGATCGCGGAAGCGATGCGCAAACTTGAGGGTGAGACGCGGCAGTTGATGCTCAAGGATTGGGGCGAGTACTTGCTGCGCTCCACACGCGATCGCGCCAAGCTCGAGCAGGATCCGGACGGTCGTAAATGGCGAGCGCTGGAGCCGAGCTACAAGCGGTACAAGGACCGCAAGCGCCCTGGTGTGCCAATCCTCAAGTTCGACTTCCACATGCTCGGCGACATGCTGTCGTGGCAGACCGATGGCGATGACGTGTTGCTGGTGGGCACGAATGCACCCTATGGCGCGATCCATCAATTCGGCGGCACGATTCGCCGAGCCGCGCGTTCCACACATGCCTACTTTCACCGTGGCCGTGATGGCGAGGTTGGAAATCGTTTCGTCCCAAAGAATCGCAGCAACTTCGCTCAGCGCGTGACTGTTCCAGAGTACAAAATCACGATACATCCGCGGCCGTGGTTGGGCGTCAGCGTCGCGGACGAGCGGGAGCTGCTAGACATCGCACAGGATCACCTCAAGGCAGCGTTCGAAGAGTAGTTGCAAGAGTGGCGCCAGGAGCGCCACCGCAGGTCGCGCCGCCGCACTCGGACGTCCCCTAGGGACTAAAAATGTCTGACAGCGCTCTACGGGCCACGTGCGCGCGATACGCTACGTGGCGAGCGATGCACAGTCAGCGATACGTGGTCGCGCCCGAGAAAACATAGCAACTCGTTTCAAAGACGCACGTCGGCGCAGACGGAAAACTGGCGCCATGAACAAGCCCACCGCTGCACTGCAGATCTTCAAAGCCGGCACCCATGTTGCCGAAGACGGCCGCAAGCTGACTTTCAGCGAAGCAGACGTGCAGCAGATTGCCGACAGCTACGATCCGGATCTGCATGAAGCGCCGATCGTCGTCGGCCACCCCAAGACCGATCTTCCCGCCTACGGTTGGGGCAAGACGCTTTCGGCTCAGAACGGCTTGCTGTTCGCAGAGCCGCATCAGGTCGATACAGACTTCGCTGGCATGGTCAACGCTGGCCGCTTCAAGAAGATCAGCGCAAGCATCTTCATGCCTGACTCGCCAGGCAACCCGACACCCGGCAAGTACTACCTGCGCCACATCGGCTTCCTCGGCGCGCAGCCGCCGGCAGTGAAAGGCCTGAAGTCGGCCGCGTTCGCCGATGGCACAGACGCCGTCAGCTTCGCGATGCCGCTGCGTGCAGTGGGTTGGCCGCTGATCGACCTGTTGCAGCGTCTGCGCGATTACTTCATCGACAAAGAAGGCCTGGAACAGGCCGACCAAATCATCCCGCAGTGGCAGATCCGTTCTATCGACGATGCCACGCGCGACGACGACGACGCTGGCAAGGCGTCCCTCTCCTACGCGGCGCCTACCCATGCCCACATCACCCCGGAGTCCGAAATGTCCGAAGCAACCCAAGCCGCCCAGTTCGCCGAGCGGGAGCAAGCACTCAGTCAACAGGCTTCCACCCTGGACGCGCGCGAGAAAACCATCGCCGCCCGCGAAGCCACTGCCCGCCGCGAAGATGTTGCCGCATTCGCGGAAGGGCTCGTGACCGCAGGCAAGCTGCTACCGCGCAACAAGGCACCGGTGATCGAGTTGCTGCTGGCACTGCCCGCCGGTGACAAGCCGCTGAACTTCGCCGACGGCGATACCCAAGTCACCAAACCGGCCGACCAGGTGCTACGCGACCTGCTGGACGGGATGCCGAAGGTGGTCGATTTCGCAGAGAAGTCGGCAAGCGATGGCAGTGGCGCTCAGATCTCCAACTTTGCTGCGCCGGCCGGCATCAACGTCGACGCAAGCAACGCCGACCTCTATGCCCGCGCGAAGACGTACCAGGCAGGTCATCCGACAGCCAGCTGGGTCGAAGCCGTCAGCGCCGTTGGCGGCTGATCCACACATCTCAATTCCGCGGAGCCAATTTCATGTCCCAGCAAAACGTTTCTCTTCTCGCCTTGACGGTCGTCGCTGCAGCCACTGCCATCGGCCAGCGCTTCGTCACCGGTACCGGCGCCCTCGTCGCCGCCGGCGGCAACTCGCTCGGCGTTGCTCAGGGCGATGCTGCTTCCATCGGTGACCTGGTCGCCGTCGACGTGCTTGGCACCGCCCTGGTCGTTGCTGGTGGCGCGATCGCTGCCAACGCCTCGATCGAGGTTGGCACGGGCGGCAAGGCCATCACCGCCAACGCCGGCAAGGTGGTAGCGCGCGCCGCGCCGGGCGCAACCGCCGCTATCGATGGCGACCTGATCGAAGTCTTCCTCATCCCGAACTGATCGGCGCGTCAGCAGCCCACAGCACCCTTTACCCCTTCATCTTCAGCTCGGCCGATCGGCCAGGAGAACAGCAACATGTCCGGACAGCAGAACCTCGCGCAAACCCGCGTCGTGGATCCCATCCTCAGCGAGCACGCGCGTGGCTATCGCCAAGCGGGGCTCATCGCCAACGCACTGTTCCCCTTCGCCGACGTGTCGTCGTATGGCGGCAAGGTGATCGAGTTCGACAAAGCGGCCTTCGTCAAGGCCAACAGCAAACGTGCACCCGGTAGCACCACCAAGCGCGTCCAGTTCGGTTACGAGGGCAAGCCCTATGCGATCGTTCCCAGCGCGTTAGAAGCAGTGGTTCCGCGTGAGCGCATGCGGGATGCGTCCGTCGTGCCGGGCATCAATCTGGCAAGCCGTGCGGTCAACACCGTACTGCGGTCGCTGCAGCTTGAGTTCGAGATCGATGCGGCGACGATCGCGACCAACGCCAACAATTACGACAACAACCACAAGGTCACCCTGACCGGCGCCGACGTCTGGTCGGACTCGAACTCCGATCCGGTCGGCGACGTACTGGCAGGCCGCGAGGCGGTTCGCCGCACGATTGGCCTGTATCCGAACGTGCTCGAGCTGCCTGCACTGGCGCTGGCCAAGCTCAAGGTGCACCCGAAGTTGCTGGCACGTGCCTCGAGCACCGGCATTCAGGTGGTGACGCTGGATCTGCTCAAGCTGGTGTTCGAGGTCGACAACATCGCAGTGGGTACGGCCATCCAGGCAGCTTCCAAGGACAGCGACCTCACCGACGTCTGGGGTACTTCGGCGGTGCTGGCCTACGTCAGCCCAGGCGCCAATGCCGACGCCAACATCGACGACCCGAGTTACGGCTACGGCTACCGCATCGAGGGCATGCCGCTGGTGGAAACGCCGTACTGGGACCAGAACTCGAAGAGCTGGGTCTATGGCGTCAGCAACGATGCAACTCCGGTGCTCAGTGGCATGGATGCAGGCTTCCTGATCATCGGCGCCGGTCTCTGATTGGCAGGCCGGTGGCGCAATGCCACCGGCAATTGCCGCCAGCACACACAGCGCGGGCGGCGGGAACAGGTGAGCGTGGACCTGGATGGGCATTGCCCACCAAAACGATGCGCGACCGCCGGAAGGATCCGGCATTTTCTGACCGCAAGGAACTTCGCAATGCCTCCTCGCAAGAGCACCAGCAACCGAGCTGCCGTCGCACCGACGAACGCCAGCGCCGCGATCGTCACTGCTGCGGCGAGCGGCGAGCAGGACACCATCAAGCTGCCGTCAGAGCCTGCCGTCGTATCGACCGCGGCCGACACTGCCGTCATCGCCAGCGCGGCCGGTGCGAGCATCACTGCGGACATCACCGAACAGACGCCCGAAGCGCGCTGGTTTTACGAGGTCCTGACCCCGTTCAAGTTCCGCGGCGTGATCGCAAAGCCGCCGGCCTGGATTGAGCTGTCCGACGACGAGGCAGAGCCCTATCAGTTGGCAGACGTGCTCGGCACCGAGCCGAGCGAACTGCCGATCGTCGAGGGCTGAGCATGCGCACCCTTCGGATCACTCCATTGACCTCCGCCATCAGGCGCGTCCTCTACGGCGTGCACTGAGCCATGTCCTATTGCACGCTCGCCCTGCTATCGGCCGCCAAGCTCGCCCGCGAGCTGGCCGAAGTGGCCACGCCGGAGCGGTACCCGATCGTCGACGAAGCGCTGATGGATGCAACGTTGCTGGGCACTGACCGGCTCAATTGGGCCGAGGAAGAGAAGGTCATCGCCGACCAGGCCGCCGCGCACATCCAGCGCGCACTGGACGACGCCGACGGCCTGATCGATGGCTACCTGCGCATGCGCAAACCGGTGCCGTACACAGTGCCGCTGACGACGGTACCGGGCATCGTGACAACGTGGGCACGCTGGATCGCCCGCTACCTGCTGCACAAGGATCGCGTGAGCACGCAGGAGGCCACTGACCCGGTGGTGCGCGACTACAAGGAAGCGCTCAAGTTTCTGGCGCTGGCGCGCGATGGGCAGTTCAGCCTGGGCGCTGGCGATCCGCTGGATCCACCCAGCAACGGCGCGCCGCAGATCTGCGCACCGCCGCGAGAGTTTTCGATGCGCACGCTGCGGGACTTCGGCGAATGAGCGCGGCACCGTTCGATGTGGGCCTAGTCATCACCCGCCTGCAGGCCGCCGGCACGGACCTGCGGAAGATCCAGGGCGCTACGGACTACGCCGCCGTGCGCAGCTTGCAGGACTTTCCTGCACCTTGCGCCTATGTGCTGTTGGGGCGCGACACCGCAACGCAGACCAAGACAGGCACGAGCTTGCCGGGCAAACAAACACCATTGCAACAGGCGCTGGAAGTGCACTTCGGCGTGGTGGTGCTGGCGCGCAACTACCGCGAACAGCGCGGCGCGCAGGTGAGCGATGTGCTGCGCGACCTACTCGGTCAAGTCCGCAATGCGCTGCTGGGCTGGACGCCGCCAGTTGCAGGCGGCCGCGCCTGCCAACTGGTCAGCGGCAATCTGGAGGACTACGACAACGCCACGGCCATGTGGATCGATGTCTGGCAAACCCAACAAATCATCAAACCGGAGATCAGGGCATGAGCGAAAAGAGCAACGTCACCATCGTCAAGGATGGCCTGCAGGTCGGCACCCAGCCGATCGCCAAGGGCACCGTCCTCGAGGTGGATGAGCAGCGCAAGGCATGGCTGCAGCAGCGCGAATTCATTTCGCCGCCCAGCGATGCCCTTCCCACGGCCGTGGCGACGACCGCCACGGCCACCACCATCGCGTCGAAGAGCAAGGCCACCGGCCTGGCGTCGCCGAGCACTGCCGAGGAGGCGAAGTAACATGGCTGAGGTCACCGAATATTTCTCGTACCAGGGGCGCGCCTACGTCGGTAAGCGCAACAGCAATGGCAGCCGGGCGCCGGCGCACTGGGTATATGACGCCAGCACGATGGAGCTGGCGATGACCAAGGACAAGGAAACCAAGAACGAGTCCTGGTCCGGATCGCGCGGTCGCGCTGCGTCGATGGCCACCGCACGCTCGTTGACGGTCAATCTCACCCTGGGCCAGATGAACACCGATAACTTGGTGTTGGCGACCGATGGTGTAGCCGTGGATGTGGCCGCCGGCAGCGTCGCGGATCTGGTGATCGGCGCGGTTGTTCCTGGCGATGTGATCGCCTTGGATCATGCGCTCATCAGCAACTTGCAACTCACCACCACCGGTACCCCGGCGACACCATTGGTTCTGGACACCGACTACGCCGTTGACTTGGATCTGGGTGTGATCACATTCCTGGCCGCCAAGACCGCCGTGCTCGGGGACTACGACTACGCTGCGCACAGCACCGTCAAGCTGATGGAAGGCGAGAACGAAGAGCACTACGTGGTGTTCGTCGGCCAGAACACCGTCGATGGCTCCGCGAAGAAGGTCCGCGCCGAGGTCAATCGCGTCACCTGGAATCCGGCCGACACGCTGGCGCTGATCAACGACACCTTCGGCGAGCTCCCGCTCACCGGCGACGGCCTGGTCGACCCGGTGCGCCAGAGCGATCCGAAGCTAGGCCTCTATGGCCGGATCATCACAGTGGATCCGAGCTGATGGTTACGCGCGTCGGAGACAAAGCGAAGAAGGCATCGGCCGCCCAGCCCAAGGCGGGAGATGCATCGATCGCAGAGCTGGAAGTGCTTGCGCCGCAGCGTGACGTCGCGGTCGGTGGCCGCCTCGTCACGGTGCGTGAGTACAGCTACTTCGAAGGGCTGCGCTTACTGCCACAGATCAAGCCCTTTCTGGACGACCTGCAGGTGCAGTTTTCCGGGGCATCGGCACCTGCGATCGACGCGATCGCTGAGTTGCTGGCGACGCATGTGGATCTGGTGCAGCACCTCGTTGCGCGTGCGATTGCGCCAACGCAGCCGGATGCGTACGCGATGGATGTGGCGATCGAGCAGCAGAAGCAATGGATGGAGACCCTCAACGAGGCCGAGGGCGATCTGCTGGTGCTGACCTGGTGGATGGTCAATTCGCCTTTTTTTATCCGCCGAGTGCTGCGCGCGGCGGCACAGGCGGCGCTCGCCGCCCGGTCGGCTGGGGCCGGCTCTTCCACGCCCTGATCGTCTCCGGCTACGGACGCACACCCGAGGACATCGGCCGCATGACGCTGCGGCAGATATTGCTGGCCTGGGAGCAGGAGCAAGCCGCCGAGCGCCGCGCCCGGCGTGCCCGCATCACCGACAACAACGCCGCCTTCATCGGCGGCCCACCGGCCCAACGGTTGCAGAAAGACCTGGAGTAGCAAGTGTCCCGCAAACTTGAACTTGCAATGCGCATCACGGCCGACCTGGCGCAAGCGCAGCAGGAGCTGCCCAAGCTTGACCAGGCACTGGACGCGATCGAGCAAAGCGGTAAAGCGGGAGCGAAAGGTCTCGATGCGATCGAGCAAAGCAGCAAGGATGCCGCCGACGCGCTCGACCGCACCAGCAAGCGTGCCGATAACGCTGCTGATGCGCTGGAGCGCACCGGCAAGGGCGGCGCGGCAGGTGCGAAGGGCCTGGACACGACGCAGGCAGCAGCTGGCAGCGCGGCCACGGCGCTCGATCGCACCGGGAAAGAAGCCGAGCAGGCCAGCACTGCGCTCGGGAAGGTCGGCAGCGAAGCTGCCAGTTCGGCTGCGCAGATCCAGCAGGCCGGCAGCACCACCCAGAAAGTGGCAGGTGAGGCGACAACCGCCATCGACCGCGAGGCCGCTGCACTAAAGCGGCAAAACGATATCCGCGATCGCCTGACCACGCTGCTCAACACACAGCGCGGCATGCGGATCCAAGAGGCGGATGGTCAGCGCCAAGCGACGACGGCAACAGGTCAGCTCGGTGCGGCAATGAAAAGCAGCGCACTGTCCGCCGGCGAGTACAGGCAGGCGATGCGCACGCTACCTGCGCAGATCACTGACATCGTCACCAGCATCGCTGGCGGCCAGTCGATCTTCATGGTGGCCATCCAACAAGGCGGACAGCTCAAGGATCAGTGGGGCGGCATTGGGCCCGCCGCGTCGGCGCTTGTCGGCGCGATCAATCCTGTGACGGTGGCGGTGGCTGCCGGTACCGCTGCACTTGCAGGCATTGCAATCTCGGCGTACCAGGGCGCAGAAGAGATTCGCGACCTGCAGGCGACGCTGCTACTTGCAGGACGCGACGCCGGCAACATGTCCGGCAAAGTGCTTGATGCCGCCGATGCGCTCGGCAAGCTGCCGGGCGCCACGACCAGTGGCGCGATCGCAGCGTTGGAATCGGTAGCAGCGACGGGTCACTACACAGCGGACGAAATCACGCTCATCGGCACCGCCGCCGAGAAGATGCGCCTCGCCACCGGTCGCGCGATCACCGATACGGTCGCCGAGTTCGAAGCACTGCGTAAGGATCCAGTCGCGGCGATCCTGGAGTTGAACGACAAGTACAACTTTCTGACCCAGGCGCAGCTCACCAACATCGAAGCGCTCAAGGAGCAAGGTAATCAGCAGGCTGCGGTAAGTGCCGCGTTTGCGGCATTCGCCGGCATGATCAACGACCGCACCCCACGGATCGTCGAGAACGCAGGGTGGATCGAGAAGGCCTGGCGCAATATCCGCAACGAGGTGATGGCGACCGTCGACGCGGCGCGCGACCTGGGTCGTGATCCTGGGATCGAGCAGCAGATCAAGGCGCTGCAGCAGCGATCGCGTACACCCGTGACGCGATCGCCAGCGGCAGCAGCACCCAGACCGAAGCCGACTTGCGCCGCATGGAGCAGCAGCTGGCCGCAATGCGCAGGAGCACGGTCACGGTCCAGATGGCTGGCATCTACGCACCGGTGGACTCGACCCTCGCCAAGCAGGGTCAGGCCGCGGCTGAAAGCATCAATAAAGGCCTGGATCAGGGCGCTGAGAAAACGGAAAAGCTGAAAAAGGCAACCGCAGATCTAGCGAAGGAATTCCGCACACTGCGTGATGCAGATCCGACCAACAAGCTGCTGCAGGGCGTCTCATTCGGCACCGATGGCAGTGTGACTGGCGGTGCGTACGACAAGCGCGTGCAGCAACTGCAAACCCAATTCAAGGAAACCAAGAAGCGGACGCCCAAGACCGAAGCGCAAAAGGATCAGTCTGCAGCTGAGCGGGAGCTGGAAAACCTGCAGAAGCAGATTGCCCTGGTGGGTTCGCTCGACGAAGGTCAGAAAAAGGCCACGGACTCGGCGCGGATCCGCTTCGAGGTCGACAAGGGCGCCTACAAGGAAGCCGATGCGTCGATCAAGCAGCAGCTGCTGCAGCAAGCTCAGTTGCTGGATGCGGCCAACCTGCGCGTCGAATCCGACAAGCAGCTACTGGCTGTGCGTCAGCAGATCGCTGCGCTGCAGGGCGGCAAGGAAGACGGCGACATCCTCAAAGCCAGGCGCGAGCTGGAGAAACTGAGCGCTGACCTGACGACACAAGGGCGCACCAGTGACGCTGCCGATGTATCCAAGCTGCTCAATCTGAAGCAAGCCAGCACCGACCTGGCCAACCTGCGCCAGCAGTACAACCAGGTAATGGCCGACATTCAGCTGGAGTCGCAGCGCATCCAGGTGGAACAGCAGGCAGGGCTGCTGACCGAGGCCGATGCGCAACAGAAGATCGTCGACCTCTACAAGTCGAAGTTGGGGACGTTGCACGAACTGGTGCCACAGATGCGCGCTGCCGCCACAGCGCTCGGTGACCAGACTGCGCTCTCAAACGTCGCGCAGATCGAGGTGAAGCTGCGCGAAATGGAAACCACCACCAACGCCCTGCAGAAGGCGATTGGGACCACGTTCCAAGAGTCGATCAATAGCTCGCTGGGTGGGCTGATCCGTGGCACGCAGTCATTGGGAGAGGCAGTCCAGGGGTTTTTCGAGAACATGCTGTTTGGCATGGCAGAGTTCGCAGCACAGGACTGGGCCCAGAAGGCTGGCAGCTGGATCACATCGAAGAGCAGTGACCTCCTGGGCACAACGGCCTCTGTAACTGATGCTGCGAGCGAAACAGCGGGTGCTGCCGCGACACAGACCGCAGCGACCACCCTGGCTTCTGCGGGCGCGACAGTTGCCGCTGGTGCCACCGCACTGGGAACCAGCTCAGCAACGCTCGGAATTTCCGGCGGCACCCTCGTGACGGGTGCGGCAGCCGTGAGCGCAGCTGCTGCTCAGCTCTCGGCTGCCGCTGCTGCAATGACCGTAGCCAGCGCCGCCAGTGCCGCCTCTGGTTTCGCTGATGGTGGCTTCACGGGTCCCGGAGGCAAGTACAAGCCTGCCGGCGTTGTCCACGCCGGCGAGTTCGTGCATCGACAGGAAGTCGTTCGGCAGCCTGGTGCGCTGCCTTTCCTCTGGGATTTCAACCGACGCGGCATGGCTGCACTCCAGCACTGGAGCGGCTATGCAGACGGTGGTTTTGTCGGGGCGATGGTCACGTCTCCAGCTGCACAACCCGCACTGCGCGCTCAGGCAGAAATGCCCGGCGCGGGCGGTGCCCGAACGCTCGACAACCGCTTACGCGTTGTGATCGTCGACGACCCCGAGCGGATTCCGCGCGCACTGAAGAGCGAGGTCGGCGAGGAATCCTTTCTCTATCACGCAGGCCGCAACGTCGGCCAGCTCAAGCAGCTCCTGGAAATCGACTGATGGCCTATCAAAGTGGCACCGCAAGCAACCACGTCGACCTGCTCGACAAGCTGCGGATCTTCCTCACCAGTAATGCGGACCTTGTGTCGGCGAACCAGCAATGGACGCAGCTGCGCTGGTCGAGCAACGAGCTCTTCGTGCGTGGCCCAGGCCTGGACGGCGAGCAGCAGATTTTCTGCGGTATTCGCGCGTTGCCTTTCCCCGCCCTGGATGCCTACAACTTTGGGATTGTCGGCGCGATGGCCTACTCCGATGGCTTCACTTTCGCGGGCCAGCCGGGCAGCAGCCCGGAATGCTTTGTGCCGTTGTGGGACGACAGCCTGGCGTATTGGTTCGTTGCGAATGGGCAGCGTGTAGTGGTTGTGGCCAAGATCAGCACGCGCTACCTGGCCTTCTACCTCGGCTACGGTTTGCCCTGGGCGCTGCCGGGCGATTACCCAGCGCCGTTGTATGTCGGCGGATGCTCGGATACCAACACCGATCGCTGGTCGAGCAACGACTTTGGGTTTCGCTCGTTCGCCGATCCAGGCAACGGCGCCCAGATTCTGTCGCCTGCAGGCACCTGGCTGCAGGTAAGGAACTTCTACAACTTCGCATCGAGTGAGTACGAGGGCGATCAGCTCAATGTCTGGCCTTATGCCGGTCTGCGCGGAGCGACGAGCGGCATTTTGCGATCGCTGCGTAACAACGGCGATGGCACCTACACCCCATTTCCGTTGGTCATTCACGGCAACAGCCCGTCGCCTGAGATCTACATGGAGCTGGACGGCTGCTACTACGTTTCTGGTTTCAACAACGCTGCCGAAACGATTCTGGATATCGGCGGCATCGACCACATGGTGGTCCCCAATATTTTCCGCTCCGATCGTTGGGGCTACTGGCTGCTGAGGCTCTCCTGATGGCATACCAAACCGGCACCGCTTCCGGCCCGGCCGCGCTGCTCAACAGCCTGGCCACCTTCGCGTCCAGCAACGGTTGGTCGTCCCAAGATATCCAGGCAGGCAAGGGCTTCACCTCGCCGGATGGCGCCACTTTCGCACTCGTTGCAGGGACCGACTCGCTCGCTATTCGCGGCTGTGTAGGGCTCAGCAGCAGCAAGGTGGCCAGCGAGCAACCCGGTGCAGCGTCGGTGGCCACCGTCGTCAATGCGATCGCCGGTCCCTTCGCGGGATACACCTTCTTCGCTGGGAACGAGGATGGTGCGTATTACCTGCATGGCGTGATTGAGGCAGCCGCAGGTATCTACAAGCCATTCGCGATTGGCCGCCTGGTCAAGTTCGACAGTACCGTGGGTGGCGAGTATGCCAGCGCGGTCAACTGGTTCTACGGAGACAACTACACCAACTTTCCCACCAACCAGTACCACGACTACCTGTTCGATAGCCGCCACCTGTATCAGGGCAATGAATCCTGGAGTCACGTGCGCGCCAACCTCGACGGCAAGGCGAACAACTGGATGCGTCTTAAGACCGACTGGGAGGGCAACAACGCGCTCGGCATCGCGCGTGCAGATGGTCTGGCTGGATCACTGATCAGCGTCGGCTACCAGCGCTTCAACAAACTGGTCCCGATCCTGCCGATCTACCTGTTTGGCGATCGCCCCAGCAACCTTCGCAGTCCGCTGGGTTACGTGCCCCATCTGCGCCTGGTTGACCTGCGGCTGTTGGAGCCCAAACAGATCATCACGATCGGCACCGAGGAGTGGCAGGTCTTCCCTGCACACCAACGCACGCTGACCTGGGATGTCTATCGGAGCACCATTCCAAGTTCGGCCTATAACGGCTACGCCTTCAGGAGGATCATGTGATCGCTCCGGGTCTTCGCGCCGATATCGGTGTCTACATCAACCCGGCGCTTGGCCGTCGGCGGCCGTGGTGGAACACGACCATCGGCTGGTCCGGGCAATTCCCTCCTGGATCGGCTGCCAGGGGCCAACGCCCGATTCCGGACGAGCCTTCACGTTCGGCTGTGGGCAACATCGGCCGCCAATTCGGGTTCCTGTCCTGGTACCAGCGTGTCCACCTGTCGGACACGAACTTGGCACTTGGCAACGTGATCAGTAGCCAGAACCGGCAGATCAAAGTGTGGAACGGCTATGTTGATCGCTCAGTGTCAATCACTGCAGTGAGCATGTCCGGTGGTGAGGGCATCGACCTGTCTGCGCCGGCGCCGCTCCCGCTGGCGCTCAGGCCGCTGCAAGCCCGCAACTGGCTCGTCTCGGTGTCGTTGGATGGGCCGCCGACGGTGCAGGCAGCAATCACATGGACGGTCACTGGAGAGCCCTCGCTCACGCTCACGATCACCGGCAGCCGTATCACGGCTTGGGGCTGGACGCCTGACTGGACGAACGGTGTGCAGGAGCGCCTTGAGTGGCTGACGGACGTGCTGCAGAGCCCCACGGCAGCCGAACAGCGCCGCAAGCTGCGGCAGTGGCCACGTCGCTCCTGGTCGGCGAATCTGCTCGTCGACGGCGACGACCGCGCCAGCCTGGATCTTGCGCTTTACGGCTGGGGTCAGCGCAACTGGGCGCTCCCAATCTGGACCGATGTGACCTGGCTATCGGCTGCGACCGGCGCTGGAAGTCAGGCAGTCGCGCTCAATACCGCCGGGATGGACTACCGAGCCGGTGGCCTCGCGCTACTCCGCGGCGCGACAGCGCTCGAGGTGGAGGTCGTCGAAGTGGACACTGTGCGTGCTGACGGCATTGATCTGGTGCGCCCTGTGCAGACCAGCTGGGCACCAGGCAGTCGGATCTATCCGGTGCGGATCGCGCGTCTGTCCGAGCAGCCACAGGAAAGTCGACTGACCGACCAGGCGAGTCGCTATGACGTCAGCTTTGATTCGGTCGAGGCATGCAGCTGGCCTGCGACGCCGCCTACAACGCTGTACCGCGGCGTGCCGGTATTGGAAGAGGTGCCAGACGAATCCGAGGATCTGAGTCGCCAATACCAACGTTTGCTGACGCTGCTCGACAACGGCATCAATGCGCCAGCGGTGACCGACCTGGTCGGCACCGGCATCGCGGTGCAGCAGCATCGTTGGTTCCTCGCTGGGCGCGCAGCACGCAGCGCATGGCGCAGCCTTGCCTATTATCTGGCCGGTCGCGCGGGCGCAATCTGGGTGCCGACCTTTGCCGACGATCTGCGGCTTACCGCGGTCGTTGCGGCCACTGCAGCGACGCTCGATATCAAGATGATCGGCTATGCACGATTCGGCGCAGGCAAGACCGGGCGACGCCACATCCGCATCGAACTCTTCGACGGCCGCACGATCCATCGCCGGATCACTGGCGCTGTGGTGGTGGATGCCGGCACCGAGCGCCTGTCCCTGGATCTGCCGCCGGACATCGAGTTGTCCAAGGCGAACGTGCGGCGTATCAGCTGGCTGCAGCTGATGCGCCTGCAGGACGATGCCGTCGAGATTGACCATGTCACTGATGTCGACGGCCTTGCCAAGGCGTCGGCAATGCTGCGCTCGCTGCGCGATGACCTGGAGCTGCAGGCATGACGTTCGCGACCCGAGAGGCAAGCGTGCGCGATGGCGCACCGGTGCTGCTGTTCGAGTTCAGCCGCGGCCCGCTGTATTGGCGATACACGAATTGCGGCGCGGACTACGACCTCGGGGGCATCGTCTACACCGATGTCCCTGGATTCACCGACGACGCGATCAGCCAGTCGGGCGAGATCGAGCGCGACTCACTCAAGCTGACCGTGCCGGCGTCGCTGCCGGTTGTGCAGCACTACCTGGCTGCCAAGCCAAGCACGCGTACGCGGATGGCGATCCGTAGCGTGCATTTCGGCGACCAAGATGCAGATCTGGAGTGGATCGGCTATGTGGCAGCGGTCAGCCGCAAGCGCAGCGGCGATCGCGAGGTGACATGCCAGAGCATGGCGGCGACCTTCGGGCGGCCCGGCCTGCGCCTGTGCTGGAGCCGTGGCTGCCCCTACGTCGTCTACGACAACCAATGCACGGTCAACCCGGATGACTTTGCCGTGTCTTCGGTGCTTGGCACCGTCTCTGGTATTAGCGTCACCGCTGCCGCACTGACCACCGCGCCCGAAGTGGACTACTACACCGGCGGCATCATCCGCTGGACCAGCGAGGACGGCGTCGACGAGATCCGTGGTCTGGACCTACATGATCGCGTCACCGGCACGGCCCAGATCTTCGGCGGCACGCAGGGCTTGGCCCCTGGACAGTCGGTGATCTTTCACCCCGGTTGCGACTACACCGTCGAGACGTGCGCTCGCCGCTTCAACAACCGGGTTAACTGCGGCTGCCACAAGGGCATGCCCGGCAAATCGCCGTTCGACGGCACGGACGCATTCTGATGTGGGTCACCATCGCACTCATCGTTGTTTCGATCCTCTACTCGGCGTACATGTCGCGGAAGAACCAGCCGCGAGCTGCAATCTTCGAAGACGGCGACTTCCCGACCGCAGATGAGGGAACGCCGCAATATGTGGTGTTCGGTGATTGCTGGTCTGCCGATTGGTGCGTCATTGCCTGGGGCAACCAGCGCAACAAAAAGGTCAAGAAGGGTGGTGCACTCAACAAGCGCACCATCGGCTACCGCTACTTCGCGACAATCCAGATGGGGCTCGGCCGTGGGCCACTGAATGCCATCACGGTGTTGCGGATCGGCGACAAGCCTGCATGGGCTGGCAGCATCACCGCCAACGGCACGATCTACATCGACAAGTTCAACCTGTTCGGTGGCGACGAGGGGCAAGGCGGTATCGTCGGCCCGGCAATGGTGCTGATGGGTGGTCGCACCCAGGAAGCGCCTGCGTTGCTACGGCAGCTGCTGGGCGACGCCGCGACCGGATGCCGCGGGGTGGCCACCATCTTGTTCGACGGCATGCTGTGTGCGATGTCGAAAGCCCCGCAGCCGTGGATGGTTCGCCACTGGCGGACCACCGAGGGCTGGGATCAGCCGGCGTGGTACCCCGAGAAGGCTCTCATCCTGCTGAGGAACGAAGAGGCCGATGTAAGCGAGTACCCGGCAGCGCAGCGGGATGCACTTCGCACCATCCACGCAATGAACGGTGCGCACATGCTGGTCGAGGTGGCGACCAGTCGCGCCTGGGGCCGCGGCATGGACATGTCGGAGATCGACTTAGACAGCTACAAGGCCGCAGCGGACCAGCTTTACGACGAAGGCTTCGGCCTGTGCTTGCGCTACACGCGTGGAGGTAGCCTCGACGACTTCGTGCAGCAGGTGCTCGACCACATTTCGGCCGCTCAGTTCGTCAGCACCTCCACCGGGCTGCTGACCTTGCGCCTGATCCGCGACGACTATGTCGTGGCCGACCTCCCGACCTTTACCTACGACAGTGGCTTGCTCGCGTTCGAGGACATGGAGAGTTCCACCGACGAGGAAATCAACGTGATGATCGGCAACTACACGGATCCCGTGCGTCGTGAGAGCCGGCAGGTTCGGGCACGCAACGCTGGTGCAGTCCAGGCAACTGGCAGCAATGTGTCCACGACCCGCGACTATCCCGGCCTGCCGGTCTGGTCGCTGGCGCAGCGCGTTGTGGAACGCGATTTGCGTGTCAAGACTGGGGGCCGCAAGAGCTACAAAGTGACGCTTGACCGCCGTGGCCGGGATATCGAGCCCGCAGGTGTTTTCGTGGTGCAGGCGCCCGAGGACGGAGTCGACCAGATCGTTTTGCGCGTCGCCAAGATCGACCGCGGCCGGCTGACCGACGGGAAGATCGTGATCACGTGTGCGCTGGACGTGTTCGGGTTGAGCGCGGTGCGCCTCACCACCCCGCCAGGCAGCACCTACGTGCCGCCAGCTAGCGGTGCCCAGCCTGCAACGGCACAGCGCCTGTTCGAGCTGTCTTACCGCGACTTGGCCCGCACGCTCTCGGCCGGCGATCTGGCGGCGACCTTCAACACTGCGGGCTTCGTCGGTGCGGTCGGTAAGCGGCCGAGCGTAGGCACCGAGGATTTCGGCCTCGCCACGCGCACTGGCATCGCGGAGTTCAGCGTGGTCGCCGACGTGGAATGCACTCCTTACGGGCGGCTGGCCACAGCGATCGGCCGTACTACAACGGAGATCCAGCTGGTGGGCGCCAGCGAGCTCGATGATGTCGAAGTCGGGTCCGCTGCGATGCTGGACGACGAGGCGGTCCGCATTGAGGCCATCGACCGGGCAACGGGAATGGTGACAATCGCACGCGGCTGCGCAGACACAGTGCCAACGGCGCATGCGGCAGCGGCCGTGTTTTGGGCGTATGACGGTGAAATGGGCGTTGATCCCACGCCGCGTGCCATTGGCACCACAGTCGATGCAAAGCTGATCGCCCGAGCCTCCGGCGACCAGCTCGATCCAGCGCTGGCCAGCACCATGTCGTTGACGGTTGCCCTGCGGGCGGCTCTGCCTTATCCGCCAGGTCGGCTACGCATCAACGACGAGCGCGAGCCTGCATCGGCCACTGGCGTGATTTCGGTGACGTGGGCAGAGCGCAACGCGATAACCCAAGGTGCGGCCTTGTTCGACACCGAGGCAAATACGTTCGCTGCACCCACCGATGTGCGTTATGCACTGCGATTTCTCAACACCCTGCACGAAGTGATCGTCGAGAAGCTCGACATTGCCGGGGCGGCAGCGACCGTCGTGCTCGACCACTCCGGTAGCACCACGATGGAGCTCTACGCGATCTCCAACAACGGTCAAAGCCGGCAGAAGCACGAACGCACCTTCACCTACACACCGCCGGTGGGGCAAGTTGTGTCGACCATCACCACAGGTAGCTACTCGCCGGTGGAAACCGTCATCGATGGCGGTGAGGTCTCGCCGTGACCTACGTCTACGAGCAGCTGCGATTCTTGGTGCGCGGCGGAACGGCAGCCAACTTGGCCACCGTCAACGAGGTGCCTTTGGTGCGGGAGCTCGTTATCGAGCGCGACACACGCAAGATGAAATTGGGGGACGGTGTCACTGCGTACAACGCCCTGCCTTACATCACGACCAACTCGTCGATGATCCACACGGTCTCTTCGCCGCCAGCCGCCGAGCTAGGCTTCGATGGCGACTACGCGGTCAACCCGAACGCCGGCGAGCCGATTTTGTACGGCCCGAAAGCTGCAGGCGCCTGGCCCGCCGGCATCGTGCTCAAAGGTCCGCCAGGGACTCCGGGTACACCTGGCATCCAAGGCCCGCCCGGCACGGGCGCCACGGGCGCTCCCGGCCTGAGCGCATATCAAGTCGCGGTGGCTAATGGATTCGGTGGCTCGCAAACGCAGTGGCTTGCGTCCCTACAGGGCAAGCAGGGCGAGCCGGGTATACAGGGCCCACCAGGCATCGCGGCAAACCGCCGAGTGCAATTGGTCACGGACACCGACACTGGCCTGGTGGCTTGCGACTGGAACGCTTACGACGAGATCCGCGTGACGCTGACGTCGAATACCACCTTTACGTTCTCCGGCGCTCTCGATGGACAGGGCTGCATCCTGAAGATCAAGCAGGACAGTGTGGGCGGCCGCACCGTCGCGCTGCCCAGCGGTGTTCGCTACAACGCGCTGATCACTACCTATTTCGTCACGACGATCGCAGGCAAGGCGGACAAGGTCGGCTTCGTATTCGACGGCGCCGATAGCCGTTACGACATCGTCTCGATCGTGCCTGGGATCTAACGATGGCCGATTACACGCCACCCGTATCTCCCGAGATCGCATTCACCTTCAAGGGTGCGACCTACACGCCGCCAGTGTCGCCGAGCATCGCTTTCCGATTCGGCGTTGACGACGACGTCGGCGAAGAACAGGGGTTGCTCCGCACCAACTACACCATTCTTCTGACCATGTGAGGTACCACTTATGACCGTCCGTTTCTACAGCTCCGGCGATGCCAGCGCACCCGCGTTGCGCGGTAACACTCCTGGCGATTTGATCAACCTGCTGACGAAGTGTCTCGTCGACGGCTATGGCGCGAAATCTGGCGCCGGCTGGACGAAGCCTTATGCGGGAACAAACCTAGCGGTTTTCCGGACTGGCGCCGGATCCAACGGCATGTGTCTGCGCATTGATGACACCAGCGTCGATGCATCCAACCGTGCGGCGCGGGCGCTCGGCTTTGAATCCATGACAGACGTCAACACTGGCACCGGCCGGTTCCCCTTGAACGATCAGGAGTCGGGCGGGCTGATGTGGTTCACCCACTACAGCGGCAGTCCCAGCAATGCCCGGCAATGGTTCCTCATTGCAGACGAGGGATTCATGGTGCTGATGATCCAGACGTTTCCCGAACAGTTGGCCAGCTCTTCTCAGTACTATCGGGAAACCTATTGGTTCGGCGACCTTGTGCCGATCGGTCCCGCTGATGCTTACGCCACGGTGATTCAAGGTAAGCCTGCAGGCAGTTCGGGCAATACGTCCGAAAGTCATCCGCTCGATAGCGTCGGACTGAACACGTCTTCCTCTGGCCTCTACATCGCTCGAACCTACACCGGCCTGGGTGGTTCGCTGCGCGCCGGAAAGGCCCATGACTCGGCCAAGTCGGGCACCACGGCCTGGGGTGGCAACGGCAATCTGCCGTATCCGCATGGTCCCGATGGCGCGCTGTTGATGTCGCCGGTGTGGGTGCACGAACCAGGCTCGACGTCGATGGCTGCGATTCGCGGCACGCTGCCGGGTATCTGGGCGCCGCTGCAGTACGTACTGCAGGCAGGCGATACGTTCGCTGGCCAGGGCGATCTGACCGGGCGCTCGTTCTTTGCCTGGCGCCAATATGAGAACCGGATGTGCGTCGAGACTACCGACACATGGAGGTGACCTGTGGCTGACCTCGGTGCGGTAGGCGCCACCTTCCGTAATCCCTACAACACGGCGCGGATCGTGCTTCCTCCGGAAGTCACGAAAGCGCTGCCAGGCGCTGCCTTCAGCCCGATGCGGATGCGGCCGGCGCTGACCACAAGGTCGATCACACGGATATGGCGGACGATCTTTACGCCGCCCTGGTGGGGCCAGCGACCGATCGGCACGCTGCCACTCCCGGATTACAAGATCGAAGGGCATGTCTACCAGCGCGATGGAGATGGCAACGATGTTGCGATCAACCGTTGCCGCGTGAGGCTCTACTACCGACCGAACGGTGCGCTCATCGCCAGCACGATCACCGACGCTGCTGGCTACTTCAGAGTCTTGAACCTGATGCCAGGCGTGAATGACTACTACGCTGTGGCTTTCGATCCGGAGGCCGGCCCGATGCAAAACGCTCTGGTCTACGACCGCCTGACAGCTCAATAGGGAAAAAACAGGGCGCCGGGTCAGCAGCGGCAACTGCTGGCCCGGCACCGCAACACACGCGCTTCAGCCGCGTGGCATTGGCCGAGACCCTGCGCCCTCGCGAGAGCACGGCAAGTCTCGGCGATCAACATCGCAAAGGCTGAGACTTATGACCCAACCCATCATCCCGTGGCCTGGCGGCAAGCGTCGCCTGATTCGGCACCTCTACCCGCATTTCCCAGCACATACCACCTACGTTGAGGCATTCGCTGGTGGTGCGGCCGCGCTACTCATGCGTCCCCGGCCTGCGCCGCTCGAGGTGCTCAACGACATCAATGCGGACCTGGTCTGCCTCTACCGCTGCATCCGGCACCATCTAGACGAATTCGTCCGCATGTTCCGATGGAGCCTGGTCAGTCGGCAGATGTTCGAGTGGGCGCAGATGGAACGGCCGGAGACGCTGACCGACATCCAACGCGCCGCACGGTTCTATTACCTGCAGAAGCTGTCGTTCGGCGGCAAGGTCGACGGCCAGACCTTCGGCGTGGTGGCCACTGGGGTCGGACCGCGACTCAACCTTCTGCGCATTGAGGAGGAGCTCAGCGCGGTCCACTTGCGCCTGTCCAACGTCGTCATCGAGCATCTGCCCTGGCACCAGTGCATCGCCCGCTACGACCGGCCAGACACGCTGTTCTACCTCGATCCGCCGTACTGGCAGACCGAGGGCTATGGCGTCGAGTTTCCGTGGGACGAATACGAGCGCCTGGCCGGCATGCTGCGCAGCCTGCAGGGCAAGGCCGTGGTCTCGATCAATGACCATCCCGACATCCGGCGGGTGTTCGATGGCTTCGACTTGGTGCCGCTGCAACTCGGCTACACGATCGGCGGCCCCGGCGGCCGCGACCGGAAGTTCGGCGAGCTGATCATCAAGACGTGGGACGACCACCAGGCCGCGCTGCTGTAGCTGTTTGCGTCCTGTCTGCTGGCAGCGAAGGCGCTTGCTGTTCGTTGCCCGTAGAGCGTCACTGGATCCCACCCGCCAACCCATACCGGATACAACATGAGCCAGCACCCGAGCCAGAGCATTGCCCAGGATCTCACCGAGCAATTCCAGACCCTGGATACCCGCTTTTTGCTGGCCTTGCACCACGGCGATACCGACGCGATCGCCATTGCTCGCCGCGTGCTGGCACAGCGCGGCATCGACGGCAGCGGTCGATGGGTTGGCTTCGCTCAGGCTGCTGAGGTGCTGGGCGTGTAA